TAGGCAGTGGCGATGATGCTCAATTCGTTCACGACGGCTCGCATCTTTACATCAAGATGCTGGCAGATGACGATGTTATTTTTACAGATAACAATAGCACCGACGCACAAAGATTCCGAATTGATATAAACGAAGGCCGCACTTATACCGACGATAGTGCATACGCTGGCAGGTCATTGGTCTCTGCTTCTGCATACAAAAGCGGTGTGCATGGCTTTTATGTTTATGGTCGCAATTCAGCAACGCACGATGCAACCGAGTCATCAGCCGGAGCTGCCATGGCTGCCGACTATCGCGGCAACGGCAATGAAGCCACGAATGAAGATACCGGGATGTTTTACGCATGGCAAAAAAATGACGCCGGTTCGATTATCTACATGCACAACCTGGATGTGCAAGGTCGCGCCTGGCATTACGGCTCACAGTATGCAGGACGCGGCAGATCTTCCACGACCTCATCCGGTGCTGCTTACTACAAGTCAGGCGAGCACGCTAATTATGCCTACGCAGGTGGATCTGGCAGTTTCACTTACGTCCATGGCCGCAATGTTGCTGACACAAGCTTTGTTTATCACGCCGACGTAGGCACTCCAAAGATTGAGTTCCAAGCGGATGGGAACGGTCGATTTGATGGCGCGGCAGACATCGGAAACGCTGACTACGCCGAAATGTTTGAATGGTCAGACGGCAACCCTGACGCCGAAGATCGGCGCGGCTTTGCTGTTTGCCTGGACGGCGAGCTTATCCGCTTTGCAACAGCTGATGATGCGCCCGAAGACATCATCGGCATAGTTTCTGCTGAGCCTGGCGTTTTGGGCGACAGCGGCTCGCTTAATTGGAAAGGGCAACACCTACGCGATGAGTTCGGTCGAAAGCTTCGCGAGGCTGTTGAGTATTTAGTTTGGAACGCTAAGGGAGACGACGCGCCCGATCCTGACAACGAACACGACAACCCAGACAGTCGCCTTAACGTTGCCGAGCTTGGCACCGGATCTCAAGACGATTTGGACGTGCCCGATTACGCCCGAGAAGCTGACATCCGCAAAACTTACTATCAGTTGGTTGAAAACCCCGATTACGATCCTGCACAAAATTATGTCAACAGACGCAACCGCAAAGAGTGGGACGCTATCGGAATGCTCGGTAAGCTGGCCCTTCGCAAGGATCAGCCGGTGGGCGACCGTTGGCGCAAAATGAAACCCATCAATGACAAGCTCGATTTGTGGCTTGTCCGTTGATGGAGCCAATCACCAAAAAGACCTAAAATGATTAGGAGGATTTTTTAGACAATGACCACCAACTTTTTACACGGCGTTGAGGTGGTTGAACTCACCTCTGGCGTTCGTCCAATCCAGACAGTTCGATCCGCAGTTATCGGTCTTATTGGCACCGCGCCAACGGCTGACGCTGCCGCTTTCCCACTTGACACCCCTGTCCTGATTTCAGGCAGTCGAGCCCTAGCAGCCAAGCTTGGAACGTCTGGCACTTTGCCAGCCGCTATGGACGGCATCTATCAACAGATAGGCGCGACAGTCATCGTTGTCCGGGTTGATGCAGGTGCGAACGACGCTGCTGCAATTGCAAACGTTGCAGGCAACAACACTGCGCAAACTGGCGTTTGGGCTTTTACAAAAGCAGAATCACTTTTAGGTCTTTCACCTAAAGTGCTTTGCGCTCCAGGCTTTACGCATCAATGCACTTTGACCGCTGGGTCAGAAGTGGCCAACGTTGTTGTCGCGCAGCTTGCCAGCTTGGCAGCCGGTGGCACTGGGGTTGGTGATCGTCTTCGCGCAGTTATTATTGCTGACGGCCCAAATACGACTCAAGCTGAAGCGCAGCTTTATGCGGACCTTCATGTTTCAGATCGCATTTACGTTGTAGACCCTTGGGTTAAATGCACGGTGAACGGGGCAACCGTTACCAAGCCTGCATCGGCTCACGTCGCTGGCGTGATCGCTAAATCTGACGCTGAACGCGGTTTCTGGTTCTCCCCTTCAAACCGGATCATTCAAGGCATCCTCGGCACAAGTCGGGCTGTCGGGTTCTTCCTGGGCGATGAGAACGCAGAGGCCAATATTCTGAATGAAAACGATGTTGCCACGATTATTCGTGAAAACGGTTTCCGCCTTTGGGGCAACCACACAACAACATCAGACTCACAGCTTCAGTTCCTGAGCACCCGTCGCATTCTCGACATGGTGAACGAGAGCGTGATGCGTGCTCATCTTTGGGCCGTAGATCGCTGCATCAGCAGAACGTATCTGCAAGACGTTCGCGAGTCGGTGGCTTCCTATCTGCGCAGCTTGGAAACACGCGGCGCAATCCTTGGGTCTGATGTTTTCATTAACCCAGACGCCAACACTGCAACCGATGTTGCTAACGGTCAGATCACAATTGATTTTGAGTTCACCCCTGCCTATCCCGCAGAGCGTGTTCGCTTCCGGTCAATTCTGACTAACGGCTACATTGAAAACATCCTCACTGACAGCAATGCAGACGACAACTCTGCTACTGATGAAGGTGAAGAAAACGCACCTGGCAACGAGGAAACCACAACGGACGGTGAGTCCGAAGATTCAAACAACTAAGGACTGAACCATGCTCCCACGCACTCTTCGAAATTTTTCGCTCTTTATTGATGGCTCGGGTTACGCTGGCCGCATTACAGAGCTGACCCTGCCGACCCTTAGCATTCAGACTGAGGATTATCGCGCAGGCGGTCTTGATGCTCCTATCGCCATTGATATGGGGATGGAGTCACTTGAGGCTGAGTTCACATTGGCTGAGTACGACCCTGACGCTCTGAAAGTTTTTGGCCTTTACGACCAAAACGCTGTGCAACTTACCGCTCGTGGCGCGTTACAGCGCAACGGCGATACTGATGCAGTTTCAGTCGTAGCCAACATGACCGGATCAATTAAGTCTTTTGACCCTGGCTCGTTTGAAGCTGGCGCAATGACTGAGGCAGCCTTTACGATGGCTGTTCGCTATTACAAGTTCGCTATCGCCAATGAAGATCTCATTGAGATTGACATTGAGAACATGAAGCGGTTTGTTAATGGCACAGATCAGCTTGCTAGTCTTCGCGAAGCAATGGGAGTCTGATTAAGTGGCATCCAAAAACCCCCGTCCAACTGAGCAAATTGAACTCGAATACGCCATCGAAGTTGATGGCGTCACTGTTGACAGTCTTTCGATGAGACGGCCAACAGTACGAGATCAGCTCAATTTTGAAGATGCCAAAGGATCAGAGGGAAGAAAGGTCGTCAAAATGATGGCCAATCTTTGCGACGTTGCTCCAAGCTCAATTGAAGATTTAGACGCATCTGATTTTCTTCGGGTGTCGAACGTTCTTCAGTCTTTTCAATCTTCCCAGTCGGAGAGCTAAGACAAGGAGTTTTAATCCTTGCAAAACTCACTGGCTGGGGGTTGAACGACATTCTTGATTTGAGCACAGACGACCTGCAAGCGTGGGTCGTGTCTGCTCAAAAACTAGAAAAAGAAATCAACAGAGAACAAAAACGGAGACACTGACCGATGGCTAAAGGCAAGTCCAATCTGATTGTCGAGATTGGCGGCAAGGTCGGCGCTTCGTTCAAAAAGTCGATTAAGCAAACGCAAAACAGCGTTTCGAGCTTAAGCAAAAACGTCTCTCGCGAGATGAACAATGCCGCCGCAGCGAGTGCGAAGGGCTTTAAAAACGTATTAAGAAACGATGCTTTTCAGGCCGCAGCGGTTGGAGCCGCAGCTTTAGGGGCAGGTATCATGGGCAGCGTCAAAGCTGCCGTTGATTTCGAGTCGGCAATGTCCGACGTTAAAAAGGTTGTTGATTTTGAATCGCCTAAAGGGTTCAAAAATTTACAGAGCGATATTCGTGCGCTAGCGAGAGAAATTCCAATCACTGCCGCTGGTTTTGCTGAAATCGTGGCATCGGCTGGGCAAGCGGGAGTTGCTAATGATGAGCTGACCAGGTTTGCAGAATCTGCCGCCAAAATGGGCGTCGCTTTCGACATCAGCGCCAAAGATGCTGGCGACGCGATGGCAAAGTTCCGCACGGCGATGGGTCTTGACCAAGATCAAGTCGAAGCACTAGCAGACTCGATCAACCATCTGTCCAACAATTTTGCGGCAACAGCAGCAGAAACGACAAATTTCATGATGCGTGTCGGTGCCCTTAAGGGGCAGATGGCAATTAGTGAACAGTCAATTGCGGCGTTTGGCACGGCAATGATTGGCGCAGGCGCAGCCCCTGAAGTCGCGGCCACATCGTTCCGTAACTTGACCAAAGCTTTAATGAAAGGCGATGCGGCTACAAAGTCGCAAATGGCAGCCTTTGACCAACTAGGGCTTAGTTCATCGCAGCTTGCAAAAGATATGCAGAAAGACGCGGAGGGAACAATTCTTGACGTTTTTGCCCGGTTAGCTAAAGCCCCCGCCGAATTACGCAATTCACTGTCAACCCAAATGTTTGGGTCTGAAGCACGGGCGCTGACGCCACTGCTTACCAATACAGAAAACCTCAAAAAAGCATTGGATTCAGTTGCAAGTAGCGAACTGTTTTCTGGTTCAATGCAAGCAGAATTTGCCGAACGAAGTAAAACAGCAGCTAACGCTCAAATTATTTTTAAAAATAATTTAAACGACCTTGGCATTGCTGTCGGATCTGTTTTGCTGCCAGCCCTTACAGACTTGATGAAAGGCTTGGCTCCGGTCATTGCTGGCTTTGCAAATTTTGCTGACGCAAACCCTGGCCTCACAAAAGGCTTAGTCGTTTTGGCTGGTGCGTTTGTCGGAGTCGTGGCGGTTGCTCCATTTGTCGCATCATTGGTTGGATTACTTGGCAGCCTAAAACTTGCTCTTATTGGCGCAAGCGCGGCAGGAACTGTGGCCGGTGGCGTCCTTGCGATCTTAACTTCTCCAATTACATTGACCATCGCTGCCATTGTTGGACTGGTCGCTGGCTTCACGCTTCTTTACAATAAAGTTGATTGGTTTAAAGCTGGCGTTGATGGCACGTTAAATTTTCTTGGGTCTGCGTGGCAAAATCTTTCATCCTTAATTCAAAACGTTTGGGCAACAGCAATTGGATATATCACGCCAATCTTCGAAGCTTGGAAAACTAGCTTTATGGGTGTGGTTCAAGTTGTCCAAGGCATTTGGCAAGTCTTTACCGGCATTTTCACAGGCGATAGCGAAACGGCAGTCGAAGGTGTCAAGAATATCTTTGGCGGTTTAAAAGCTTGGTTCGGTGGATTTGTTGATGGATTAAAGGCCATCTTTGCACCAGCCGCTCAACCTTTGCTAGATGCTTTCAATTCTGTCGTCACATTTTTGCAGCCAGTTATTGATGGGATTAAATCAATTTTCAATGGTTTAACAACTGTTTTGGTTCATTCTTGGCAAGCCTTTACCTCTCTTTTGAGTGGTGATTTTGAAGGCGCAATGATGAACGTCGAAACAGTAGCTTTTGGCCTAAAAGAAATTTTCGGAACGATAATCGGTGGACTTAAAGTTATATGGGATGGCCTTGTCACGCACGTCAAAGGCATCGGAACGCAAATTGTTGACACCTTTTTGGCATTGCCCGAAAAATTAAAAGGGGTTGGACAGGCAATTATCAACACAATCAGGGATGGATTTATATCAAGATTTACCGCGCTTAAAGATACTGTCGTCAACAGTTTTAAGGAGATCCGAAAGCTGTTGCCGTTTTCGGATGCTAAGAAAGGCCCATTCAAAGACCTAACCAAAAGCGGTCGGTCAATTGTTACAACGTTGGCTGATGGCGTAAGGGATCGTCAGTCCACGTTGCGAAAAGCAATGACGCAAGCCGCTGACGTGTCCACAACGGCTTTTGACAAAAAATTAGAGTCAAAGATTACGGCTTCACCGACATTGCAGATTGAATCGCAAAACGTTGAAGATAATTTTGAACCAAGCAATAAAAGCACGCGAGCCAACCCATTAGTCAACGATATGCAGCCAACGGTCGCCGCGCCGCCAGCATTGCAAATCGCCGCGCCGCCGCCATTGAAGATTAATCCATTGCTCGACGTTGCCACATTTATTCAGAAAGCGATAACCGATGCCGCTAACGTCACGGGCGACGCTTTCACATCGGCACTGGCTCCATTGCTCGGAGTGCAACAATTAGCGTTTGCTGGAGGGCCTGCGATTGAAAGCAAGCCAATCTTTGGGAGTAATCAAAATTCCAAAGCGGCTCCTGCTCCTGCCGCGCCACTATTTAACGATGACGCACTAAGAGCAGCCAAGACGACCAGCGCACCGGCAGCTCCGGCTACACTGGCTCCAGTGGTGAACGTTTCAGTCGCCAATGCAAACGCAAGCCCTGAAGAAATTGCCACTGTCGTCACAACTGCTCTTCAGGACATGCTTAGTGACGCTGAATCTGATCAAAGAGCGGGGCTTAACGACTAATGGCTGAAGAAGTTTTGCTTTCGTTGGGGGAGTACCAATTTTCGATGAGCACAGCGGCGCATGACGACATGCAGCGCAAAGCGTCTTATCGATGGTCTTCGCAAGCAAGGCTGACGCGGGAGCCTGCAATGCAATATCTAGGGATGGGCAAAACAACTATTGGGCTTAAAGGATCTATTTATCCCGGCTTTCGCGGCGGCCTGACACAGATTGATGATATGAAAAAAGAGGCAGAAAAAGGCGAGCCGCTTACGCTTGTAGACGGTAGGGGCAACAATCTTGGGCGGTTTTGCATCAAAGAAATAAGCGACACAGAAAAAAACTTTATTGGCCCTGGAGCCCCGAGACGGATTGATTTCAGCTTGTCCCTTGAAGCGTATGGAGAAGATGCAAAATCAACAGGTGACGGCAATCCTTTTAACTGGCTGAGCCTTTTCGCATGACTTATTACAACTGCACAGACGGCGAAAGCTTAGACGCTATTTGCAAAGATTTTTATGGGTTCAGCCGTGGATCTGTAGAAGCTGTTTTGAGCCACGAAAACAATCGCGAGCTATCCAAAAAGCTGCCCGTTTTAAATCATGGCGACGTTGTGTTTTTGCCTCCAGTCAGCCAGCCAACAAAGCCAGAAACTCAAGAAACCAATCTTTGGGGCTAAAGCATGAAACCGAAATTCAAGCTTGAAGCGCAAGGGGTAGACATTACGGGACAGATTAGCGACCGCGTTTTGCAAATACGCATAAATGATGCGGCAGGCCAAAAATCTGACACTTTAGATATAACACTAGATGACCGAGATAATTTAGTAGACATACCAAAAGCAAAAGCAGAACTAAAAATATCTGTTGGATACGATGACGATGGCCTTACTGATATGGGAACATATTTTATCGACGAAGTTGAAATAACTGACAACCCTGCAACGGTAAAAATTAGAGCAAAAGCGTCTGGCGGATCTGACTCATTTAAAGTTACAAAAACGAGGGCTTGGCATGACTTGACAATTCAAGAAATCGTCTCCACGATTGCAAGCGAGCATGGACTTGTCCCGGCAGTTCACTCCAGCTACTTTGAGAAAAAAGTTGCTCACATTGATCAAGAAAATGAAAGCGATGCGCATTTTTTAACGCGATTAGCCAAGCTTTACGGAGCCACATCTAAACCCGCGCAAGGCCGTTTAATTTTTATTCCTGAAGGTTCAGGGTTAAGCGCGACCGGCCAAGCCTTACCGGCAAGCATTATTAAAAAAGATGAAATTCTTACGCTTAAAGCCAGCATCAAAGATCGCGGCAATTACAGCGGAGTGATCACAAGGTTTCGAAATAAAGAAACAAATTTAGAAGAAGAGGTTGAAGTTAAAGATTTGTGGTCTGCACTCCTGGGGGAGGGGCCGGTCTTTCGTGATAAAAAAGTTTACAGTTCAAAAGACATGGCGGAAGCCGCAGGCAAATCCAAACTAAAACAGCTCCAGTCGGGGGCTGTCACAATTGATCTCACAATCGTTGGTCGGCCAGACATATTTGCTGAAAAGCCAGTTACGTTGCAGGGAGTCAGGTCGCCAATGGATGGCAACTGGATCACAAAAACAGTCACGCACACATTTGGTCCAGGTGGTTACAGAACAAAAGTCCAATGCGGAAACAAACCCACTGAAGCCGCAACGGCCTAAAATAGACAGGAAGGACAGACAACCAAATGCAACCTGAAGGGCATGAGGTGTCACACCTCGAAATTTATCGTCTTCTTATAGAAGTTAAAACGACGCTCGACCTTACGCTGAAGCGTAATGAAGAAGAGCGTGCGCAAGACGAAAAAGACAAAACTGATATTTTTGGCCGTCTTGGCAAACTAGAGAACCGCATGGCGCAAGTCATGATCATCGCCATAACTCTTTCCGTTTTAATCCCTGTCAGTGTTGAGCTGTTTGGGACCGCGCTCGTAACATCGGGGGAACGTATCGAACGAGCCAGGTGAGCAAGATTAAGTTAGACGACTTTTTCAGGTTTTATAAACAGCTCCCGCATCAAGTCGCAGGAGTCAGGCAGCTAGAAGAGGCGATGCCGCCTGGGCTGCTAGACCGCAACGCAGAATGGGTCCAGACCTACAGGGCAGCCGGTAAGCAGCCAGAAAAGCCAGCGCCGACAAATCCCTTAGCTGTGCCCTATTACAGCCAGCGGGACAGCGACACAGAGCACGCGCTGCGAATGTGTTTTTCGTCAAGCTGTGGGATGCTTTTGGAGGCTATGAGGCCCGGTACGTTATCCGGTACGAATGGCGATGATGCTTACCTAGGGCGCGTGCTCCGGTATGGCGACACAACAGACCCGACAGCGCAGATTAAGGCGTTGCAATCTTTTGGCCTGCAAGCCGCGTTTACGCAACGGGCAAGCTTCAAGATGATCGAAGAACAAATTGATCAAGGTGTTCCGGTGCCGCTGGGATTTTTGCATCGCGGAACAGCAGAACGCCCCGAAGGTTCAGGCCATTGGCTCTGCTGTATCGGGTACACAAACGACACCCTTGTGGTTCATGACCCGTTTGGCGAAATCGCTTTGTCGCTGGGTGGCTACATGAATCAGAACGGAAAAGCTCTTCACTACAGCCGGGATAATTTTGCTCCTCGCTGGGAAGTCGAAGGCATTGGCTCAGGCTGGGCCATCATTGCTAATCTCTAAAAGGAACAACACATGGATTTTTCAACCCTGACGACAATGGATTTTTTAAATCACCCCGCTTTTTGGATCTTGATCGCCGCAGCGTCTGAAATTGTCGCGCTGTCTCCTGCTCGCTCTAATTCAATTGTTCAGCTTGTCTTTCAAGCACTGGCAGCAATCAAGCCAAAAAAAAAGGGCTAAGCAACATCCCGACAGACGGTCGCTGGCTGTTTGGTTTTAACACTCGGCATCCGCTAGACGCTGCAAAGCGATTTGTGGCGTCCAAAAAATTTCATTCAACATTAAGGCCGAAAATTGATGCTCAAATTTCTAAGATCATGGCTGACACAGATCAGCTCCCCGAAGGACTCAAATACGAATATCTCGAAGAGCCAGAAATCTTCGTTCAAGACGGCGTTGCCAAGCCCCCCAGAACAAGACTCGGAGGTTGGATGCGAGCAAAAGCCCCTTGGATCAAAGATTGACGATGATCAACTAATTAGGCAGCTAAAGCTCCACGAGGGGGTAAGGTTTAAGGCTTACCAATGCACAGCCGGTAAAACTACGATTGGCGTCGGCAGAAATCTTGACGACTTAGGCATTACAGAAGACGAGTCAGATTATTTGCTTGCCAACGACATTGAACGCATCAAAGTCGCGTTAATGCGTGAAATCCCTTGGATGGAAAAACTCAACGATGTTCGTCAGCGAGTGCTTTTAGACATGGCGTTCAACTTAGGCATCGCAGGTCTTATGAAGTTCAAAAGAACTCTCAAAGCAGTTGAAGACGGCGAATATGAAAAAGCCGGTCGCATGATGCTGGACAGCAAGTGGGCGACGCAAGTCAACAAACGCGCTGACCGTTTATCTGTGATGATGAATATTGGGAAAGATCCGAAAGACTTGTGGCCGCCAAAATGAGCGATCTAGTCAACAGCCCTGAGCATTATTGCAAAGGAGGCATCGAGTGCATTGACGCAGTAGATGCCGCGATTTGCGATCTGTCAGGCCGAAACGCGCATTACACAGCATCAGCGATTCAATATCTATGGCGCTGGAAAAGCAAAGATGGCGTCCGTGATTTGCGAAAAGCTCGCTGGTTTATTGACCGCTTGATCCAAACTTTGGACCAGGATCTTTCTGACCCTTCATAATTGCGCAAGCGCGGCGATAGTAATCGTTGTTCGTTGCATCGCATTTTTCAAGGTAGTCCTTAATTTTGCGCCAATTGTCCAAGCTATAGGAGTCCAATGTATTCTCGCAAGCTACGCGCATTTTAAAGTTGCGTTAGGTTGTTGTCACGTTCACCCCACACGGGGCGCACTCCTAGCGGCAGGGAACGGGGCCGCTGATATGGAGCGGCAGGATGAACATCCTCCAAATGATCAAAGAGCAGATTTTGCGTCGTCAAAGACTTGAAGCTGCACAGTTGCAAGTCGTAACGGTTTATCGCGGCATCGCCTACAAGCGCACAGCCTGACCAATTTGATCGACTGCCTGTTGCGCTGCATCACTCATTAGATGCGCGTACCGGGTGGTCGTTTGGGTGCTTTGGTGTCCTAGCAATTGGCCAACAATGCCAAGGCTTAAGCCGTTGCTCAAAGCAAAACTGGCGAAGCTATGGCGCAAATCGTGGATACGCAGTAGCCCCCAGACCGGGTGCAAACCTATCTCAGCATCATCTAGCAACGCGGTCCACATTTTTGTCTGTCGCGTTAATGCTTTTGCTGGGTCCATCCCTGGAATTATCCAAGGGCTTTTAGTGCTGTGCCCTTTTAGATCTCGCAGAATGCGAACAGCGTCGTCGCTTAAATGAATAATCAATTCTTCGCCGGTCTTGCCGCCTGTTTTGTGCTCGTCAGCGGGGACAGTCAAAGTCCGTTGGTTCCAGCTGACCCACTCCCACCGGCCTTGCATGATGTTGCCCATCCTGGCTCCCGTGAGAAGCAGCAACCGGATCATTTGCGCGAAACGCCAGCGCACGGATTCTGGCTCCCGTTCTGTCCAATTATCTAAAACAACCCGAAGGCGCTCCAGCTCTTCAGATGACAAGTAGCGTTTGCGCTTTTTCTCTGGGAATGCCTTGACTCCCACGCATGGATTTTCGCCGTTAGTCCATCCCCATTCTTTCGCAAGGTCCATCGCCTTGCTAAGCACTTCAATTGCTCGATTGGCTGTGTTTGGGCTGGGGTAGTTGGTATGAAATCGTCGAACCTGTTCACGGGAAAGCAGCGCAACACGGGTCAACCCCATTGTCGGCAGCAAGTGCCGTCGCCACAAGATCTCGTCATTGTGCCCGGACTTCTTTTTGCTGCCGTGCTCGGCCATGTAACGCGCAGCCAAATCTTTAAGGGTTGGCGCGGTTCGCTTGGCCTTCCTGTCCGCCCCTGGGTCTTTGCCCTGGGCTACTAAGCCCAACACTTCACGCGCAATCGCACGGGCTTGATCAGGTGTTAATTTTTGTGGCGTTCCAATTTTATAGTCGCGCTGTACGTTCTCCGGCGTTCTGTAACGTACATAGAAAGTCTTTCGCCCACTTGGCTCAACCTGCAAGAAAAATCCCGGCAAAGTCTGATCTTGTATTTTGTATCTTTTGCCTTTTGGTAGCGCGTCTTTTATTGCTGTTTTGGTTAGCTTCATTTTTATCCTCCATCCCCCACCTGTCCCCCAAATCAAAGGGAATTGAAAGGATACTAAGGGAAGCGAAAATAAAAATAAAGCTTTATTTACCGATACTTAGGGACATAGCGGGAGATAGCGGGAACCCTAAGAATGCTCCTCATAACCTGAAGGTCGTAGGTTCAAATCCTACTCCCGCAACCAAAAAATCTAATAAAAGCAAAGACTAAGCAGCCCCCGCTCCGGGGTTGCCTTTGTCTGTTTCTTTCTCATCCCCCACCTGTCCCCCACGATAATGATGCTCCTCCCTAGTTCTGATTCTGTGGCAATTGCAGCAACGCACTTCACATTTTGCGATTTCATCTTGAATTGATTTCAAGCCCCGGCCATCAGTGACACCTCGGCCAACGCAAAAACTTTTAGTGCTTGGGTCTACATGGTCGAACTCCAAAACCCTTATGTCTTGCTGACCGCAGTCCACGCAAGGATGCTCGGCTAAGTATGCTTTCATCCACGCTCGATTTTTTAGCATTCGAGCGTGCTTGTTAGCACGTTTCCGTCCTGACCTAGTGCTAAGATCCAAGCCTGAACAGGTGCCGCGTTGTCTGTACGATAACGGGGTAGTTGATGGCCGCTGCACTTCATGGGCTGGCTTAACTTTGAACGACCGTTAGAAGACGAATTGCAGATCGAGCGGCAAGCTCGTGTCATACGCGATTGCCACGACGTAGAAGAACTCCAAGCAATTTCAGAAAAGCTGTTTCGCTCCTGGGCGCAGCAATGCGACATTACTGCTCAACTGATCAGGCAGGTCGCAGAGCTTGAGGTTCAAAGTGGAATTGAAGACGATACTTCAGATTATGTTCGCTGGGCACGCAGCCTTTACGACAACAAAACTTAAAGGCTCACATCTGGCGAGCGGCTTCTATCGCTTCACTATAAGAATCAAAAAAATATCCATACCAAACGACCTGCCCGTCAAAATGCCAGGGCTGGAAGTAGGTATGCAGGCCGAGCAATCTAGGGAAGACACCGTGGCAAGGATAGTTTTGCCCGTCATACCGACCGGCTTCGCTCCTTGGTTTCATATTTTGTAGCGTTCAAGAAATGGCTTACAAAAAGATCAGCCGCCCAAACGGTGTTGCAGTAACGGCACATCCCGGCAAAGCACACGCGGTAAGAATTGCCAACCGTCTCAATCGTTGGCTGGCTCTTCATACCGGTTTTGGATTGGCTTAGTAGAAAGCAGCAACTGCGACACGTTCCAACGGTCGCCGTTCATTTCTTCGATTTCGTAGACCGGCCACATGTAGCTTTTGACGCGCTGGATAACCTTGACCGAAAAGTCTTGGTTCCAGCCGTAGACGTAGACGTATTGGCCAGCGTTAAATCTGTATGGCTGCTCGCGTCGTTCTTGAAGTTTTTTTGATCGTTTGGGAATTTCTACAAACATTTTGAGCGCTTACTTTTTGTAACGTTTGCGGTGAGGGTGACGGCTCGAACTTCTGTGTGATAGCCCCAACAATGAAAAATCAATGTTGATCGTTCAAGAGCTTCTTCTACTGTGTCAAATTTCCAGGCGTGGTTTGGATTTATGCAGAAACCAAGAGCAGGCGGAATGAAGCCGCCCCCTGGGCCCATAGGCAAAGAGATCCATTCATGGTTTCGCTGGAGCCCGTAGCTCACTGATCCCTGTCTTGCGTTGGTGCTCCGTACAGTGGCAGGTTTAGAGCTGAGCAGGCTTTTTGCACGCCCATTTGACAGTCCCGTTTCGTCATGTCCGTCAGCGTTGACGTTAGACACCACCAAAACGCGGCAGCAAGGGTGGCGCACAAACATGTCGAGGCAATTGTTGCTTTCATTTTAAGTCGGGGGGGAAGGTGTGTTTGGGCTTAATCAAGCGCCGTGTGCCCGGTTGAAGTAAAAAAGGACTTCTTGAACGCTGCCGTAGAACTGGTCAGCGCCGCCACTTATGTGGCGAACAACAACGCCGGGGAAGCGGCCAGTCGTTTCGCGAACGATTTGGTAGCCGGTCTTAGCGATTTGGTTGTTGGCTTGAGCGATAGTCATTTTTTTTTGGGGTTGTGGCTCGGGGGCGCCCCCTTGCCTATGTTCAAAGTATAGCACCGCGACAGCAAACGCGCCACCGGTCTTCCTAAAATCAAGGCAGGCGATTGGCGTTCATGGAGGCGTGCATCGATGGCATTCTGTTTATTAGCAAGAAGCACGCACGCCATCGATTTCGAGCCAACATCCTGAGCGCCTGGGATCACCGCTGCGCATACTGCGGCGAACCCGCAACGACCCTGGATCACGTCCAGCCAATGTCTCGCGGCGGCTTGACTGTCCCTGAGAATTTGGTCGCCTGCTGCTTAGATTGCAATAGGCGCAAAGGGAGCCAAAACGTTTGGACTTGGTGGCGGTCTCAGACTTTTTGGCGGGTTGATCGAGAGCTTGACGTTGTGGAATGGTTGGACGGCTTTGACTTCACTTTGTAAAGGGCACAGTCCCGAGCAGCGTTTGGACCCTCTTCTGCGAAATCAGGAAACTCAAAGCCGCAACGGTATGAAGGCGTCGGCTTAGACCTGCCGTCAGCCACATCATGCTGTAAGTGTCGCGTCATGTTCTCGCACAAATAACAGTTTCCAGTTCTTCGCCGTGGCAGGTCTGGAAACGTGTTCAGATACATTTTGCCGGTTCGGATTTGCTGGATCGTCTGGTACGAAACGCCAAGCTCTGCGGCGGCTGCATGGTCGTTGATTTCTGTGCTTAGGAGCAACCATTTCACCCGGTCTGGCGAAATGGTTTGCGCTTTGCCGCGTGGCATAACTATCAATGCAGGGTGGGGGCCGGAGCCCTAGTTAATGGTGAAGAACAAATCGCAAGCGCGTTCGCAGATTTCCTTAAGTTGGCCGCAGTCCACGCCGGGAAGGTCAACAACAGGAGCCATCTCAAAAGTCTTGCGGCTCATCTTCCAAGCTTGCACATCGTACAAATCCGTCCCTTCGTTGTAGGTAACTTTTAGGTGAGTAATTTTTTTGCCGCGTGGGCCAACTTGGCGGCCGAAAACTAGGCTTGCTGAATTGTCGCTGACAACGATTTGGCAATTAGTCAGACGAGCAATTGAATAGCCGCCGCCCATTTGGTTAAGCATGGTGCGGGTTGTTTCGGTGATCGTGGTCATTTGTTTTTGGGGTTGTGGGAGCGTCGCCGCCCCCGTGTTCAAAGTATAGCAGCTAAACCGCTAGCTGGCTAGTCGGCCCAAGCAAAGGATTTCGCGCCGTCAGCCTTAAGCGTTTTCCAGAATTTTCTCGCGGTGCTTGTGCTGTAACGGAATTGGCCGGTCAGCTTGCGGTGCTGGTGGCCGTTGATCAGTTCAACTTGCCAACGGGCAACAGAAACCAAATCGTGCTCAGGGTACGCAGTGAACTCAAAAACTTGGGGGTCGCTGCTTAAGGCGTGAGTGGGAGGAACAGTAGAGCGCATCGGGGTTGCTTGCTTATGTCCAAAGTATAGCAGTTAAACAGCTAGCTGACTAAGCAGCTAGCCTCGGGCTTACTTACCTTTGCAGGCTGCTGCGATTTCGCGAGCGTGGCGGCGGCGGCGTGTTAGCTCCATTCCGTAGGTGCTGGCCTGATCGCTGTAAAAGCCCTCTTTTACAGGGTTGTGGCCGCGCATTGCGGCTTCAGCCTCTTGGCAGTCCTTAACGGTGTAAAGCAGCTCGGCGGCTGTCATGAACTTGGCGCGAGCCTCCCAGTTAGAGAAGTCTTGAGCGGTGGCGTATTCAGGGCGCATGGGGTGGGGTGCGGTGTGTCCAAAGTATAGCAGCTAAACCTCCAACACGCCATCTGATCAGTCAATATAGGTAGATGAGCAAGATCAAATCGTTCCGCAGCCCTGGCGTCAGCATTGACCGGCACGTCGTGCGGGAAGGGCCGAGCCCGTATTTTGTCGCCTGGAGGCCGCACACATCGCGAATGTTTTACGAGCGCAAAGAGCTGATGCGGTGGCTTAAGTGGCCAAAAGGAACGGCAACCCGCGAAAAAATTGACGAATGGCTAGACAGCTTTGTAGTAGAGACTGCTCCAGACTTAGACATGGCTGCAATTGAGCGCGAAGGGTTTGGCCCTGAAGCGCACGGCCTAGACGAAAGCGACCCGAACCATCAGACCAAAATGGTCACATGAATTGGCGAGAGATTTTGGAAAAGGCTGGCATCCCTGAACCGCCTGGGCGCGATGCCGTATTAGCAGAAATTGCTGCTAACCCTTACCGCAAGAGCAAAAAAAAGCCCAAGGCTAAAGCCAAGGGAAAAAAGAAATGAGAGGGGGTTGTCAAGCCTGGCCAGCTCTGGGCGCTCCTCACTGTTATCCCCCTAGACCCATTATGGGTCAATCCATGTTGTTTGAGATCAGCTCGCGGGTCACAGCGCAGCCCCTGTTGGCTTGAAGAACACAACAGCCGTAACCGGTAGCGAACCAGTCCCAACCAAGGATTTCAGAAGCCTGATTAGCCAAGTCATAGTTGCTCATGCGCTGTTCCCAAGTTGCGCGGCCTTCAGTGATGTAGCCAATTTCAATCTGGCCGCGGCCTTGCTCTTTGATTGCTGCCATGTCGAAGTTGGCTTCGCGGAGGCGCTTAAGGACGGAAGGCTTTGAAAGGGTGCGGGTTGAGGTAGTCATCGGGGTTGGTTGCGTATGAGAAAAGTATAGCACCTAAACAGGCAGCACGGCCATTAATCCCAATAATTGCCAAGGCGAAACTCAGCCACCCAGTGCCGGGCAATGTTCTCGGCAGCTTCTAGCCGCACTGCTTTAGGGAAAATCGCGTGCCACTGGGTGCACATCCCGCCATGCTCGATCTTGTATTGCTTAGCGGCTGGGGTTAGGCAGTAACGCTCAATCGCGTGGATCGCCTTGTCCAAATCAAATTCGCCGCGCTTGTGGTGCTTGCTGAGGTTCTTGATAACTGGGTGCATCCACGCTTTGACGTTGGTGGCATAAAGCTCAAGTTCGTAAGCGGCTTCGGAGAGGGGCATTGATCGAGGTGTAAATGAGTGCCCCGTGATCGCTGCTCAGGGGCCAGGCAGGAGCGCGTCTTGTCCGCGTCGGAGAATCGGGGCCGTGCATCCCGCT